TGCGTTCTGTAGCAATATATCGCGTATCGCGTGCCTTCAGTCGATCTTCATACTGCTTGAGCGTTTCGCCGTTGCGACGCTCAAGATCTGCCATTTGCTCTTGATAGCGCTTTTCAATTGCTTCAACGTCGCCGTTGCTGCGAGCTTTTTTAAGAGCTTCCGTCTTTGCGCTCTCGATTTCTTGCGCCTTTGTGCGCTCAATCTCTTCGATCCGGCTATTTGCTTGCTTGTATTTGCTGTCCAGGTCATTAAGCGTGCCTTTCATGGCTCGCATCTTGCCTTCAGCAACCGGGATATAAACATCACCCGATTTTTCATAGTCCCCGCGCACAAACTCGGGCAACTGCTCAAACTGTTCTGCTGTTAGTTCTGCCACCGGCAAATCCTCAAATTATGCGAGCACCGCCCGCGTCAATGTAATGTTATAACAATTGATCGTTTTGTGCAACACGCATACCACCGGCCTCGGTGTCAAGCTCTGCCAGTATTTGCTCAGCTTTCCCAATCGTAAACCCGCCCGCCACAAGCTTGCGCTGTGCTTCTGCAAGACTGATCAATCGATTGTTTAACGCTGCAATTACAGAGTTAATCTCCTCGGCTGTCATAGTCACGGCGACAAATTCACGTGGTAGTTTTAACTGGATTTGCTCAATATTTGCCTCGATATTGTCTTGACCCCAAAGCCCTTCAAGCATGCCGCAATACAAAATAACGCGTCTTAGTGCTGCCTCTGTGTTTTTGACAATCATGCTCATAACTGCAGTAGAGTTTTTATTGTCAATCACTGATTTGGTTGCGGTTACGTCTGCTCCCTGGGCCGGATCGCTAATGATCGCACCCACGGCACGTGCGCGCTTGTCGCTGGCTTCAAAGTAGTTTTCAAAATAATCGAATTTTTGCTCAGGGCTTACTATCTCTATTTCGGCCTCATTCGGCAGTATGTTTGCGACCATGGGGCCGAATGCAATGTAGTCTCTGCCATTGAGCTGCTTAAAAATCTCCATATCTTCGGCAGTCCATTTGCGCGAAAACAATGTAGGCTGCATAACAAACATTGCCTCCTTGTATGCGGCGCTCTGCCTGTATCTGTGCAGGGCCATCATGCAAGTGGGGTACAAATAACCCGGGCGTCGCGGCAAAGATCCTGCGGGCCACTCCTCGTCAACTACTATCTCCGCAGGTATCCATTTCAATGGCGCACCGCTTGGCTCCTTGATATAAACCGGCTCACCATCCTTGATGTACACATCAGTATCGCGCACGTATTTTTGCTGATAGTAGTCGCCGTTTTCGTCAAGAGCCAAGACCAGATAGGTTTTGACATTGCGCCGGGCAAATAGGTTGCTACGCTCTGTTGACTCCTCCACCAGCACCATCATTGACAATTGCATCCGCCCATTAACGCGCTTAAATTCCCAATCAATGAGCGATTCACGGTTGTACATTTTTATCACTGCGCGGGGGTTTTGCTCTTTTATGTCAGCGAGAGAAACTGCCTCAGCATCAACGTTGGTAAGCCCTTTGTAATCAGCGACCAGGATATGGTACTTGACTTGCAGATTATTGCTGTAAATGTTTTCGGTTGCTCCGGACAGCGGCATCCCGTCGCCGTCAATGTCATCAACCAAATATTTTAGCGCCTCTGGTAGTTCCGCCTCGATCTCGCCCTCCAGCATTTGACCAATCATGGATGTGAGCGTAGTGGCCGGGTACTCATCAAATTCTGCCCCATCCAAAAACGCATCATACCGAGCAAGTTGTTGCGGGCTGGTCTGATCGATCATATTCGGGTGTTTTAGGTATGTCATTCGCCCGCGCTTGATTGCTGGCTCTCCCTCAATGCAGTCTCGAACGGCTTTGATGTTTGGGCGCATCAGCGTGTAGTCTGGGTGCTCAGTGATTAAATCTGTCATAGTCCAGCCCTTTTAAATGCCGCTGCGTCAAGGTCGCGCAGCTCAGCTAGTGTTAGTGGTCTGCCGGTGATATCGGCAAATTTATCTATTGTCAGTCCGCCCTCTTTAAAAAGCTTTGCTCGCGTTGGCGTTAATGAGTCTTCGATAAACCAATCCGGTTGCCTGCGCAGCCATGCGTCCATTGTCTCGCCTGAGGAAATTTGACCAGGCTTAAAAATGTCGAGGTCTTTTTTTCCGCGATACTGCAACTCTCGTTCGGGGTCAATTTTTGCGCCCGATTTACCGCCCACTGCAGCCTTTGTGCCCTGCTTTAATTTTGCTGGGTCATTGGTGTAAACGTAAACGGATCGCTCCCCGAAATGCAAAGGCAGGCGCGGGTAGCTCTCGTCCGTTATCTCCCAGCTTTTGCCGTTGAGCGCGCGGCATCCCAGCGTGGTCCGGTTGTCAAACGTCGCAACAAATACCCGGTACTTGATCACTCTACGATTATCGATAGCCATAGCTTCGCGGGCCTGATTTGCGTAGTGGCTCTGACCGGTGCGGGCTAAGACTTCGGCGTTACCTTTTAAAATCCCCTGAGTGCTTTCGCGTATTGACTTGGCCATTTGTCCGACGGTTTGGCCTTGCTGAAAACCCTGAGCAATGATCCCGTTAATCTGCCTTACTGCGCTGTCAATCGATCCATTGACGTATTCGGCCCACGCGCCCGATGTGACTCGCTTGCCGCTTGTGAGTGTCATAACAGATTTGTCAATGTAGGATTTAACCTTTGCAGCGGCTGGCACGGATAATGCGGCACCTATTTCTGCGCCGGTTAGTTTCGCAGCATAACCCGCTTCATAAGCGGCCATTTCCTCCAGCCCTTCGGTAGCGCCATCCCACCCTTTGCGTAATTCTTCGGCTGCCAGCGCACCAATCTCGCGCTGCAACTTTTTCATGACGATGATCGACTCGATAGACTCAGCATCAAGCAGCAATGCGCGGGCCGCTTTGTATGCGGCATCAAGCGATGGATAGACGTGGCTATTCAGCAACTGCGTAGTTAGCCGCGATAAATAAATCTCGTGTCTGTCTGCGCTGTCAATCTGCGACATTTGAATAATCCAGAATTATCACTGCTAGTGCCCGGGCGAGCTTTTCGGGGTCGGCGTATTCGGCTATCGATGATTTTCCGCTGGCCAGCGCCTCCACATCGCTCACTGACACGACCGAAACAAAATCACCCGCATTTACGCAAAACGCGGGATCTTTTTTCTTGCGCGGAAAATCTAATATTTCGGCCATTGATACACTATAACATAACTAGAAAAATCTTACAGGGGCGGACTTGCCATACGGTCTTATGATCGGCAGCTCATAGGCAATCGGGTATGTGCTTGCGTCGTTTTGGTGATCCTGCCCGCCTTTTTTGTCTGGCTCCCCGTTTTTGTCGTATGCCTGTTGCTCAAAGCATCTGGCAACAGTGGGAGCTTTACGAAAGTTTACCATCAGCAACCCATCAGCAAACGCTTTATTTGTGGCGTTTACGCGGTCCTTAACCATTGGGTTGGCGTCGTGTGCTTTTACTGTAAAGCCTGCGTTTTTGATTATCTTAATATCTGACTCAGCCGCCCCAGTAGTTTTGCGGTTTTTGCCACTAGCATCAGGGTAAACGGTTATTTTGTTTTGCGGGTATCGCTCTTTGATTGCTCGGCAAATGTCCGGCGTATCGAGATAATCAACAAACTCATCTACAGCGTGCCAAACCTTGTCGCGCATCACGTAGACAGTTGCCGCCATGTGCTCTACGTTAAAGTCCATCCCGATGCGCAAGGCCTCATTGCCTTGTACTGTTTCGCTACTGTCGCACCTGTCGCGGTTGTAATTGCGGTATACGGTCCCGCTGGTGAGGTTGACAAACTCGCCATTCAGATAGGCATCCAATAACTCAGGCGTGTATATATCCTGGAGACTCTGAATATACCCGTCAGGCAAATGAGGGTTTGATCTAGTTGGTGCCTGTATAATCCTGTAGCCCTGCTTTGGTGACTGCTTCCACGCCTTATAAACAAACTTAAATCCCTCGGGGGTGGTTGTCACTCCTATTGTGTTTGGCATTCCGTCCGGCTTCTTCTCACGATTCCTAGACAAAACTCTGCGCCAAACTTCTTCGGCGTCGTCGATCTTTAATGTGTCTAACTCGTCAACGTCTGCATCGGCGTGCTCATAGCCTATGATTCGCCCGGGGTTATCCATAGACCTGAAAAATATGTTCCCCATGCCCTCTATCGATATGTAATTTAGGGGCGATTTATAAAGCCTGTATGGTATCCCTAGCTCAGTAAGCGCCTCCTCAAATCGAGGAAACGCAATCATCCTTATTAGATCATATGTTGGCTCGTAGAATCCCCGATTTAGAGTAGGGTATCTAAGCTTGCCAATTATAGATCGCTTTACCGCCGCCTCTGTCTTACCAGCGCCGAAACCCGCAACTAGGGCGGGATATGGGTCTGTTGCGGTTATGTAGTCGAACTGCGGCTTAGTCGGTTTGATCGTCGGCATACGGATTGACGATCTCGATTTTTATTGATGCAGGCGGCTGCGCATCTTCTTGCTTGTCGCACCAGCCAAAATTGTTTTTAAGATTAAAAATAACACCGGTAACAGTCTGACCATATAGCCGCTGCTCCAATGCCACCTCCACCCTAGATCTTGCCT